ATACAAGATAGCTTAGAGTTAATTGATAATATGAAAGAGGTAGTTCATCATATGCCCGAAGCAGAAAATATGTCTGCTTTGTCTGAACTTGTAAAAGCTTCGACTGGTGCTATTGATACATTGAACAAAATTGTATTACAAGACAAAAAGTCTAATACTACTCTCAAAGCTAAAGAGATGGATATTGATTCGAGAAAAGAACTACAACAATCAGATCAGAAACATGCTCTTACTATGAGTCGAGAGGAAGTTATTGCAAGTTTATTAAATGCTAAAGACGCGATAGATGTTGAAGCAGAAGTAAAAGAACCAGAAAAACTTACTTAAGTATATCTATACTAAACGGTCGCTGTAATGTCTCTACTTTGTTCTTTAAGATATCTACTCTTTCTTTAGATCTCTCTACTACAATATCAAAAACACCAGGTACCATCTTTTGTTTGTTACTAACTTTATTTGTAGTTAGCCAAGTGAGCAGTTTGTAAGAACCTCCAAGTACAATAGCAATAACTTCGTTTACCTCATCTTGGTTTTGTTTTAGTCTTCTATAATGGAAGTGATCAGTAACGAGATTTTCTCTATGAGCCATACTCCCAATATCAGCTGTACTAATGACTTGCTGCATGTTACGTTTAAATAAAGCTTCTGCTCTTCTACTAAGACCTAAAATATTCTTACGAGTATCAAGTTCTAATTTGTCATCAATAATACCGTTAAACGGAAATGGTGTTGGGTCAGAATCTTCATCTCCGTAATGCATGTATCTACTTTGAGGAGTTTGATATTGTGAGAAAATAAAACCACAACTCTCAGAAACCTCTTGCAAGAACGTATCCTCTACATTAATTTTCTCTTGTAATAATTCTTTTACTTTGTGATGGCTCTTTCTATATTTGTCTAACCACCATGCAATAAACTCTCCATGTTTATCTTCATTTACTATATCAAACGCTGAAGAGATATTAGCTACCTTTTCGTTTATTTCTCGAGTAGTATCTTGAGTAAGTGGTATCTCTCTCCCTTCAGTTGTTTCAGCAATTAAGTTACCATCTGTACTTACAAATATAATAGCATCTCCGTCATCAGTAGTTTTCAGAAACTCTCCAGGGTTTAAATTTATTTCTAACTGTTTGAGATATTTTGTTGCTTTAGGATTCTTAGCAAAAGATTGTAAGTTAATATTAGAGTTAGCTAATTGTTCCCAAAATGTAGCTTCAGCTGTAATAGGGTCGGCTTCATATTTTAAACTATCATAGTACTTAGATAGAGCGACAAAGTTAATATAGTGTTCTATTACAGTGTTAAAGTTTGTATACGCTACATGAAAGTCAACAGTATTGTTTAACTTTATATCTACAATTCTCGGTACTCCTGTTTTTGATGGTATAGCGCTCATTTTGGTTTATCTAATTTAACACATTGTATAGTGCTGCTAAACTGGCTAGATCCTATTGTTGTGAGATTACTAGTTACATACCAAAAGCCTGGTATTTTTTCAGCAAATTTGTTTTTATTATTTAAATCTATGTTCATATAAATAAACTTATTTGCCGACATATCAATATTACCTACACAATTAAAATTAGCTTTAGTTAAGCTGTCAAGTAATTGTCTTTGTAATTTAATTGTACCGTAATGCATTACACTATTTTCATCATCTAAAACAAAAAGTCTTTCCTTTACGTTACTAAATTCTTCGTTTACATCGATATTAATTTTATTAGAATTACCATCAGGTAATGTATCTATACTGCTTTTACTTTCTACTACTGGTATAGTACCTTTATCACTATGAAAAACCCATTGTTTACTTTTAATATCAAATTGTATAACTTCTTTTTTCTTTAAAGTATCAAATGTGGCTCTAGGTTGAATGTCAGTAAATTGTATATTGTTAATATTAACAGGTATATAATTAAAATTACGACCTAAGATAGAGCCAGCTTCTTTATTTGTATATGACTGTCGTCCGTCATCGGTTTGTATTTTCACACCTCCCGCGAAATTATTACCTAAATTTGATAAGTTAAGTAACCCTTGAACTGGTGTACGTTTTGTTTTTGTCTCTTTATAAATTTTATTAATATTACTTCTTATAGATTGAAGCTGAAATTGTCCGTTAAAATGAGTTAATATTCCACCACTTTCATCAGACGAGACATATGTTTTCATTATTTGGTGTATAGCTTTAATTGCAGGTTCTCCTGCAGGTAACGTATAGTAAACTTTCCCTATACCATCATCCCAATTCTCTTCATCTATAATATCATCATCCTCTGTAAATTTACGTAACACACTCTTTAATGCTCGACCTGAATTTACTTTAGATTGTCCCCATTTAGTTTGAGTTTTTTGGTCAGAAGTCTCTCTTAAAATATCTGTACTCCAAGGCATGAGTTTATTACTCAAATGTCTGAATACTATATCCGTAAAATGATATACTACTAGTTTAACATTATCCTTTACTGTGTTTTGTTGATCTGTTACAATGAATATTTTATCTAAAATAACTTCATCAGTATAATTACATGATACTACTTCTGAAGTTTTAGAAGTAATTTTGACTCTAATAAAATTGTCTCCATCTCCGTATGTGTTAAACTCAGATATTGAACCTGAAGTAGCTGCACCGTATATATCGTCAAGATCGACCTTACTTAAGGTTACGGCGTTTTCCATATCATTGATATACAAACTACCTAAAAGAAATGGTGTGTTGTGATTACTTTCAAATACTATACTGTTAAAAGTGTTTGAGTCAATAAACTTAGCTTCACCTCTATTGTTAGTAAGAAAGGTAGACACTTTGTAATCAGTACCGTTTGCATTTATAGTTACATGCGGTAATTCAGGTGTTGCTTTAATATTTGATTCTGGTACGTTAGCCATTAGTTAATTTTTTTAGTTCCGCGAGTATTGGATTTACAAAATCAGGACTTATAATTTTATAAACAGCACCAAGTTCGGGGTTGTTCACAGGATTATAAATTTTATTTGTTAAGCAGATTAACCACCATAAATCTTGAGTACCATATACATTGTTAGCTAAAGTAGTCCATGGCATACTACTATTAATTCGTAGTTCAAAATATATATCAGATTGTAAGTCATCTGGTATAGATATTTTTTTAATTATATTGTAAAAAAAGAACTTATCAGACTTAGCGACTTTGAATATATTTTCATATCGTACATCTAGTAAGTTAGGTAAGTCTTTTACGTCGTTTTGATATTGTTCTAAATCTGTAATCATAATTATTCCTCTGTAGCAACTACGGGGTTATTTACTGCGTCAAAAAATAAGTTTTGAGTTTCAGGTACTAGACTTTTTAACGTGAGACTTACTTCATAACCTTCAGGTATAATAGTTTCTATATCCTTTCCATCTTCAGTATCAATAAATTTAGTAACTACTTTTTTCTTTCTTATACCTACCATTTTTACCTTTACTGATGACAAGAAACTGTATCTATAACTAAAAACACCTGGTAATTTTGCTCTATAAATTACTGGTGGTTGTAAAGCTAATCTATTGAGTCTGTTCGGCAGGTTTTGATATAAAAGTAAAAATATTAGTCGGAAGTTACTTTCATAGTTATTTTTTCCGTAAGTTTCATCTTTAGTGTTATCTAGAAAAAAACTTATATCATGCGTAGGAGCATTACCACCATAGTTAAAAGATTTAGTAAAATCTATACCTACAGCTGGTGCTGCTAAAGTACCAATTAAACTTGTGAGATTTTCTGCACCTGTATTTATCGTATCGCTTAAACCACCTGCGTCAGTCCACTCAGTTGTAACATCTTTATAAGTATCTTCTAAATAAGGTAACTTATATGTAAAGTTTGATCTTTTTATACCATATAAATTTTCGTATGCTTTAAGGTAATTAGGAAGGGTTAGTTCTTCTGCTCCAAATCTTTTTCGTGCACCTTTGAGTATATTTTCTACATTAGCGTTAACTTCAGAAGCAGTTTTTTTAATTGCAGAAGCTTGGGACTGTCCTTGACCTGCTATTTTGGTTATTTGATCCATAATACCACCAAGACCTTTACCTGCAGTGGTAGCTAATTGTTTTATAGTATTTAAGTTGCTATAAAAAGCTGGTAATGGGACATAAAATTCTTGTAGTTCGATTGTTGGTGTTCCTTCCCGACCAACAGTATTGCGTTTAGTTTTTGTCCATTTAAAATCCTTTACGACATCAATTAATGAGTTACCATCTGGTACTAATCTATCACTCTTAGAATTGACTGTTGATTGTAAGCCAGCTTGGACCGTACCAACAACCTTTTCAACTGCGTTGTCTCCACAATTGATACTTGCTTGTTGATCTCTTACAAATTTAAATAATTTTTTCATGCTACGTAAACTGGTCTACTTGACGGAGCTTCAGGAGCTACATATGTGTTAATTTGAGTTTGACTAACGTTGTTTTGTACATTATTACTCATAGGTGGTGATTGTATTTCGACATCTAAATCTGGTTTCGGCAATTCTTCAAACTCAGGAACCTTTCTTTCTCTTTCTCTTTCTCTTTTTTCTTTTTGTACGGTTTTTTGTTTAATGTTTTGAAGCATTTTTTGAATTTGGGAATCTGTCATACCGTCGATTGAATCTAAAAATTCTGGTTCAGCCCACCGACCGCCATATCTAATACTCCATTCTCGAAGTCGTTTTGCGTCTGCGCTTCTAAGTTTAGCTTCTTTAGGAGCGATTTCAGCTTGAGCAGCTTCTTGCTCTTCCATAAAACCGTCAGATTCTCCAAATCCCATTATAGTATAGATCGCTGATTTCACCATCCCGTCTTCAAAGTTATTATCAACAACACGCTTTAAAAATCCATGAACGTTAGCTCCTAAGGACATTATACCATTTCCAATAGACTCAAATATACTACCTAGAAAATCCATAACAGGAGTTATTATCCATTCATCTACTTTATCATGAATCCATGTAAATAATCCTTGTGAATTGCCTTCTGAATCTGTTAAACCTAAAGCAGCGCCGGCGTCAGTATTAAACATCGAAAACGTCTCTATCAACGGTTGTAAGATGGAACCAAACTGACTACCCATAGCAACAAAAGTATCATACGTAGGGTTGTTCCAAAATTCTTTCATTACACGACCTGTATTTATAAACCATTTAAACATAGGAGTTTCTTTCAAATAGCCCATAATACTATCCCACATGCTGCCAAAAAAACTAGTCTCACCAGTCTCTTTTTTCCATTCTTCAGCTTTATTATTCAAAAAGTATTGAAGTACATCTATACCTAAACCAATTGCTGTACCGAGACCTGGAACAGCGTAAGCAAAACCAGCTGCTACATCCATCAAACCAAATACAATATTATCTATACCTCCTGCTTTAAACTTTTTATAAGCTTCATGCCAAGAGATTAAAGTACCTATAATGGGTATTCTACGCAGTACGGGCTTTGCAAAGTTAAAAATTTTAGGTAATAACTTCGATAATACTCCACCACCTACACCACCAGCAGCCCCTAAACCTAATACACCAGCTATAGCTGGAAGAGCTCCTATAGTAAACAAAGAACCTAACCAACCTAATGCAGATTGAGAGGCAGCTACAACATCGCTATTTTGCTTCTCTATATCTTTATTTTTTTCTTCAAGTTTTTCTAACGGTGTTGAATCATCTTCGGTTGATTGAGTGAGGCTTGTAGGTGGTCCTTGCGGGGTAAAGGTATCTTTTAAAAACTCTTTTATATCTAATAAGTGTTTTGATATAGTTTCAAGAGGTTTAATTCTTTTTTCAGTTTGTTTCTCTTCGACATCTGCTTGTACGTTGTTTTCTATTACAGGCGGTTTATCTATTTGTCTAGAGACCCGACCTAGGTCAGTAAAAATTTTATTTATAGTTACCCCTATATTAGATAGGGTTTCATGCATGCTTTTGATATCTGCTGTTGTTTGTTCTTGCTCAACAGTAAGAAGCCTCACACCTTCATTAGTTGGAGCCAATAAACGACCAATATCATTTGCAGTCAATTCTGCCATATAATTATTTAATTATTAGGCAAAGAAAACGCGGGGATCTATTTCGAAGTTTCTTAAGGGTTGTATAGAGTCTAAAGCTTTATCTATGTGATTAGTAAGGTTGGTAATTTTGTTCATACTTAAATGTTTGTATAAAACTTCTGCTGTTTCAATATCTTCAACATTTAAAGTATCGTCATCAATGTTTATTGACTGTATAAATCTAAAAATAAAATAAAACAAAGCATCAACGGATTTCATCTCATCTTTATATGTAGAAATAATATATTTTAATAGCGCTAATTCTTTAGCTATTTCTGGTAATTCAAAGACAAATTTTAAATCCACATCATCAATAGACATTGTATAGTCTGGAATTGTAATGTCTGTTATTTCGCACTCAACTGTTTCTTCCTTTACATCATTATACCACTGCTGTAAAATATATAATTTATCTAAATAATTGACATTACTTTTTGCTTCTTTCTTAATATGGTTGTTAATGAATTGTAAGTATTTTGTACTTGATGTAAGTTCATTTTTTATATTACGCGCAAAATCTTCAAATTGAGACTGTAGTTCGAGATTAATTTTATTAATAGTCACCTCTTGCTTACTAATAGGTAACGTATAATTGAGCTTAGTGAGCTCGCCGAGCTTCTGGATTATTGCGTTCATTTGTGTTTTTAATAGCTGCTGTCAAATGTTGTCTTACCTCGTGAAATGATAACTTATCAAATGCGTCATATGTAAAGTTATACTCTTTCATTAAAAATAATCTTTCTTCGACTATATTCTTATAAGAAGTAACAAAAGCTAAGTATATTATTTTAATTATTAAGTCAATGTCTAGAAAAAATCTACTTGTAATATCCCCGATTTTGTATACAAAAATATTATTAAGATCTTCTTCGTATTGACTAATAGCTGGTTTTAACTTGTCATATAATGTTTTAGGTATATGATTATAGTCTGTATTGCTATTTAAGGTAAGTATTTCATCGTTATAACTAATACTTTGTATGCAGTGCATGGGTTTACATGTATAGTCGATTATATTAGGATAGTCTAGAAGAATTTCGAAATCATTAATTTTATGCACGCTAGGAGAGGGTTCGGGTATATCTAGCAAAAAATCTTCGCGGAAAATAACTATTTCTTTTTCTTGGTATAGTAACTTAATATTACTATTATCCTCTATAAACCGCTCGGTTTTTATAAAGTGTAATATATCAATTAACTTATTAGTCTTACACAAAGACAGGAATAAATCTAAAAACTCCTTTTTTCTTTTATTTTCTGATAAATAAGTTAATTTTGCTATTTGATTATAGCTTACCATCTATAGGAGTAATTACATCGTATGTAGAAAATCTCCAACGTGTACCTGCTCCACCTATTGTAGTTTCTCCTGCATACTCTGCAACATTTGCTGTTAGTATATTATATGGTATACAGTCTTTGTATACGTAATATTTGCGGATGACAGGAGATCCGCCCGAAGAACCAAAAAGAACTGAACTAAACGTCTTACGAGTTGTAAGTTGTTCTTTGGCTATAAAATAAACTGTAATTGTAGTAGTTAAGTCAATATCATCAAAGTTACCATGAATACTATACATTTGAACCCATGGTCTAATAATTGTATCAACAAAACTTATATTACTTTCCGAGAATTGTATCTCTAAATCTGTATCAGGATATTCTCTTTCATTAACAAACGGACCAACAGGAAGCAAACCGTTAATTAATTTACCCTTACTAGAAACGTTAACTTTATCAGTAGTTAAATCAACCCCAGTAGCAAGATACATATACTCACTACCAGATATATACTTTTCATATACTGATTTAGATCGATTTATACCTAATGGTTTAGTACCAGGAGTAATACCTAAGTTTTTTTGATTCTCATCTGTAAGTGCTGCCGGTATAGAATCTATTTTAACTAGAAATAGATTTTGCGACGCTGGAAAAGTAGGGAAGTCCTTTAACAGATCGAAAAAGGACTCCCTCAAATTACGTTTATCTAGAGATGGCAGCTGTACGCTCATTTAAATTATTTAGGTCTATTAACCTAAAACAGCACCAGCTAACTTACCGATAGCATTGACTGCTGTGTTGAGCTCATTGTCTCTCCTAAAGAATTGGTAAGCGAATGTCAGACTAACGGATAGTACTTCTCCACTACCTACCATTGAATAAGAGATATCGCCAGCTTGTACAGGAAATACACCAAATAGCTTATATGTACGTAATACTTCGAACTTAGTATCTAATTGAGCTAAAGTGATGGTGCTATTGTTATGAATAACACCATCACCTGTAGAAGTCTCATCATTGAATGTTTCAGTAACCCAATTTTCAATCGCGATTCTAGAATTAGAAGTAGCATCGCAATAGAAGTCAATACCAAACGCATCGCTGTTATTATAAGAAACTGTACCAGGGATTCGGAAGGTAAAGCCGTTGTAAGGAACCTCTTTGGGGGAGATCTGCTTACCAGGCAGTACCGCGGTTGTTGCGTATACTAAGTCATCCTCAGTAAACACAGGTACACCTTTGTTGGAGACATCTAAGACACGGAACTGAAAGTCACGTGTAAAGTCTCTTGTTTGAGCTACCTTATAAAAGTCCTGTATAGTTTGTTTAATATCAGCCATGATGTTATAATTATTTAGGGTTTACTTATTATTATTGACCTACAATTTCTTCAAAATTAACATCTGTGTTAACAGCGTAGAAATTAACTAATATAAACTCTGCAGCACGAACTGGCTTCAAGTAGATGTCTACTCGTAACTCGTTCTGGTCAATAACACTAGCAGGGTTATTCCGATCATCACAAACAATAAGGTAATCATATACACCTTCTGTCTGTTTTGCGTTTTCAAATATTGGTGTTAAAGTATTAACAACTCTGTTCCTTGTTAAGAACGTATTAGGCTCAAAAACAAAGAACTTAAGTGTCTCTCTCGTTCTCTTCTCAAGGTCGAGGAACAAGCGACGTACATTAACTCTATCAAAGGCAGTTGGCTTACGTTGTAATGTCTTCTGACCAAATACAACAATACCTTCTGCAGGGAATTGAGTAACTGGGTTAACTGCAATTCTATATAATTGATCTCTTTGACGTTGAGTTGGGCTTACTGCGATGTCATTTACACCTGTAACAACTCCTCTGTTGAACCCAGCTGGTGCAAACCATGGTGCAAAGTTAGCATCGTTTTGAGCATAAATCTTAGCAGCAACACCAGAGAACGGAATCCATATCTGATTGTCACTTGTACCATCATAAACCTTAGCCCAGTTACCATAAACAGTAGCAAAGTTACTGTTTGCGAATCCGAACTGATGACGTAACGGCCAGTAAACATGCTTGCTAAAGTTTTTAGATTTATCATCTAATACTTTACCTCTTGATCCTTGTACAACTAATGGTTTCAATACATCAGCAATAAAGATATGATCTTTTCTTGTATTGCGAGCAAATGCTTCAAATCTATTAAAGATTGTTCTGTAATTGTCTCTCAGATCAATTTGATCTGAATCAGTCATATTATCGCTAGTAGCGTAGAATCCTGTATCGCCAAGAGTTACATATGCAGTGTCGTCATAAGCGCTAAGCCCTTGAGTTTTACCTACTGCAAAAACTGTACCTAAACCAGCTTCGATACTTACATCGATTGGAAGTAAATCTACATTAGAAGCAACGTTAAATATGCGATCTAACTTATCAGGAATACTACCGACATTCTTTGAAGTGTTGTTATTTACATCTGTATATGTACCTAAGCTTACAAGAGCTGGTAGTTCAGTAAATCCTGCTTTTGTACCGATTCCTAATAATTTGTTCAATACAGCTGCGTTTGTACCTTCTGTATTTGCAACACGTACAAACTTAGTTGGTGCATCACCAGCAGTAGAGTTCCAATCTCCAGCGTGAGTAGAAATATAAGGATTAACCTTAATGACTACGTTAGGAGAACTATCATCTTGATCACCGATAAAGAATGATTTTCTCTGACCTCCATTTTCGTTTTGAATCTTACGGAAGGAGTTAAGAGAGCCTGTATACCCTTCAGCTAAGAAGTTTGTAAGTTCTAAGTCTGTATTTGCAAATGGTGTGTTACGAACTTTAAATACACCAATTGAAATTGTATCAATAAACTGACCACCATCAATATCAAACTTACTAAAGGTTTCTAATGTTTTACTTACACTCGATTTCTCTGAAGTAGGAGTAGAACTTAATGAGAAGTCATACCTTGATGTAGGTACTGTAGAAAAGCTAGATGGTTCGGTGGCGTCTGCACTAACAGTTACAGCTTTAACACTTCTAATTAAATCATGATTAGATGACGGAGTTACGGCGCTGTTGTCTGTAACACCAACATAATACCCTTCGAACTCATTATTAGTACCAATTTTAGATTTATTAAGAATAATTAAACCTGCATTACCTAAAGTATCAACACCAACGTCTTGGCCAGGAGTATTACTCCATGTGTATTGCTCATTTGAAGCTGATAAGAATTGCTCTCTAGTTAATTCTATGTGTGTAGGATTGCCGAGAACGTAATAATTTGATGCGCTCAAACTATTTGGGCCAGCTAAACCCGCGCCAGACAAAGCAGCACCTGCTAGTATTGTATTACCTGAGAGATTTGCAAATTCAGATCCACTAACCTCTAAAGTAGTTGAGGTTGAAGATACTTTAGTGGTAAGAGAGGTATAAACTATATTATTGTTTGAGTCTTGAGAAACAATTTCAAAAGCTACACCCGAGGTAGCTGCTGCTGTTGCAAAAGTTCCATCATGAGCAAACGTAGCAGACGCACCTTCTAGATTCGTAACAGAACCGGACAGGGTAGCTACATTTGCAGTAGAAACCGGATAAACAAGTGCGCTATATTTTTCTGTAGAAGTGCCGTCTCCTCCTCCATAAGGTAATCTAGAGACAAGTACGTTTGCATCACTATCAAAGACTTGCTTTGTTGAGTGATAAAAATATCTTTCAGCTGCGTTCGTCGGCTTGCCGTAAATTTCTTCAAACTCGGCAAACGTTCCTACATTAAAAATTTCATCTACAGGGCCTTGATTGGCAAAACC